GGGGCGGTCCGCCGCCCCCGTCGCCTCCGCCAGCGCCGCCAGAGCCGTACGACGGGATCGTCGGCTCTTGGCTCGGGCCAGGCTCGCCTTCGCCGCCTCCACCGCTGGCCCCCGTCGATCCGCCCTTGCGGCGCTCGTTAGCGAGGTAGTGCTGGGTTTCGAGGGGCAGGAAGCTCTCGTCGTGGCGAGAGGAGGTCTCTTCATAGCGGATGCCTCCACGCATCGTCTTGTCGGGGATCGCTACCAGGGCGGTGCCAGGGCCGGCCTTGACGTACTGTCCAGCGCGACCGGGGCCAGCGTTGTAGGCGATGGCGATGGCGTTCATGTCGCCGTTGTACCGCTTGTAGAGGTCCGCAACGATCCGGTCCGCGACCGCCGAGTTGACCGCCGGGTCGAAGAGGGTCTTCACATCGAAGTCCTTCCCCATGTACTGGCGGGCCGTGGCGGGCATGATCTGGTACTTGCCGATGGCTCCCTTGGGGGAGACCGCATTGTCGGCAGAGCCTTCCAGAGACGCCAGAAGGTCTTTGGCGTGCTGCGGGCTATTCGCCTGGACGACACCCCCGGAGGACGGCTCCGCTCCGCTCTTGGGCGTGAACGGCTCCGCGCTCGGCGTCACGTTCCGCATGGTGCTAGGCTGGAGCCATGCTGCCTGGTGGGGTTCCATCAACCCGCTGGATTTCGCACTTTCGGTGAATGGCGGCGGGTCGGGTGGTGCGGCGCTGCGGAACTGCGGAACGACCGGATCGCCGTTCGGGTCCTGAGCCTGAAGCTCCTGTTTAAACACAGGGTCGTGGGCGGCGCGCTCGGCGGCTTCCCACGGCGGGACGCCCGTCTGCCGATACAACGTCTCAAGGTTCGACTGCACCCGGTTGGCCGCGTCGCTCTTCCCGGCGAGCGCATCCTTCGCGCCGCCCGCGAGGTGCAGCCCAAGGGTCAGGATCGCCGCGGTCGTGAAGTCCTTGGCGTCCGGCACGTGCCCGTTGAGCGCCGCGCCCGTCGTCGTGGCCGCGATGACCTGAGCCGCCGCGTTGCCGCCCGCGCTCACCAGTTGATGCGCCCCGGCGTTCTCAAGGATGCTGCCGATCTTGCCGCCCGCGAAGTTCGTCGCTGCCCCGGTGATACCCTCCTTGGTCGTCTCCCAAAGGCTCGACGCGATGACGTGGGTGGCATCCTGCCATGTCTTGATCTTCCCGTCGCGGAGGGCATAGGCGTCGAGGAGGGCCTGCCTCGCAGCCTCCGGGGTCGCGCTCATGCCGAAGCCCGCGCCGATGACCGCGCCGGCCGGGGTCGTGACTGGAGCCGCGATCTCGCCCGTGGGGGCCGCCGCAGCCGTGCCGACCGATCCACCGACCGCCGCACCGCCGAAGAAGCCGGCGATAGAGGCGGGCGCGTCCCCGGCGAACTGGCCCAGGCCGTTCATGACGTTGGCGACGATGCCAGCATTGGCCGGCGTGACGCTGCTAGGAGCTTGCCGGTTGATGACCAGCCCGGTGACTGAGCGGTTCCAGCCGGCCATGAAGGCATCCCACGGCTTGGTCGCGAGCTGCGGGTCCGCCGCTGCCGCGAGCCGATAGTTCGTCGCCACGTGGTTCGCGAGGCCGGCGTTCTGCGGGGTCGCGTTGCCCCAGTAGTCCGCGATCTCGCTCGGTTTAAACCCGCCCGCCTGAAGCTTGGCAGTCTGCTGCTGGGACCAGCTCGTGACTTCCGCGTCCGTGAAACCGCCGGCCCGGAGTTGAGCAACCGCGGCTACGCCCGGCGCATCCGGGTAGGGTTTCGAGACGCCAATATCCGTCATCCGCCAGTCCTCTTGAGGTAGTCAGCGGCACTCTCGCCCGGCTTGCGTGCGGTTGTCAAGGCCGGAGCCGTAACGGATGTTGGCCCTCCGGCCGCGGATACCCGCGCGTGAATGGCGGCCAGGCCTTGCTTGTTGTTCGTCTGGTAGGGCGTGAGGTTCGCCTGGATGCCGCGCGGGTCGCGGGGGTCGGTCAGCACTTTCACCGCGTCTTGTGCGGACATCCCGCCCTTCTCAAGCTGCTGTAGCCGCTGGAAGGTGTCGAAGTGGAGGTCATCGAACAGCGCGGTTCCCGACTGGTCCAGCTTGCCGCTGTAGAGGTTGGAGTGGTCCACCAGGGGCTTGACGCGGGTCAAGGCTTGGTTCAGCTCCGCAATCGCAGCGTGGGCGGCCGGGTCAGCCTTCGCGGTCTCCACCGCCTGATGCAGGAAGTGGTAGTCCGTGGCGGAGAGGTTCCCATCCGCGAACTGACGATCCACCATCGCGTGGGTCAGGGAGCCGGGGGTTCCGTCCTGCGCGCCGATGCGGCTCGTCAGGTCCCGCCACGTCGCGGGGTTGGTCGGCTGGAGCGCGCGGGTGTTCGCCAGCTCAATCGCATGGACGCCCGCATCGCCGGCCGCCCGGATCGCCGCCGGGTCCGCGCCCGGATGCAGGCTGAGCGCGAGGAGGTTCTGGTGGAAGTTCGGCGGGATCACGAGCGAGCCGTCCGCGGCGAACATTTGCCCCGTCAGCGCGGACATCTTGACCTTGAAGTCCTGCTCGTTCGCCTGCTTCTGCATCTCCGTCTGAGCGCGCTGATCCGACACCATCTGGCGCTTTTGGCTGGCCGCGAACCCATAGAGCTGTTCCCGCTCTGTCGCGTCGAGGTCAGTCGAGCCGTAGCCCTTCACGAGCGCGTCAATCGCCTGGTCCGGATTGCCTCGCGCCATGCCGATGAAGCCGCCCTTGAAGATTTCCTTCCGGCCTTCGTCGCGAAGCTCCGTCGCCATCTTCGACGCCAGCTCCGGCGTGGCGTTGGGGTTGTGCGCGATGAGCGCCGCGATCCCGGCGTCGAGCGAGCCGAGGGCGGTATTGACGTTCGTCGGGTCCTGGAGCGCGCCGTTCGAGAGGCCCGTCACCATGCGCTTGTAATTGTCCACCGCAGCCGCGCCGGCCAGGGTAGATTGGTCCGCGGCGGTCTTCTCTGAGAAGTGCTGGCGGATTTGAGCGGCGTGCTCCGTCGCCCAAGTGCGCCCCTGCTCCGTCGTGAAGCCGCTCTCCCATTGCGTCAGGGCCGGCTCGACGGTCTCGTTCAGGAACTTCTCAGCAACCGAGTGGTCATTCGGGTCGGTCGTCTTGGCGACCTGGTTCCACTGGCTCGTGAGCCCGGTCTGCATCTCCGGGGAAGTAGCCAGGCCGTGGGAGATGTCCTGGAACGACTTCTGCTTGACGTACTCGTCGCCCAGCGCCGCGATGCCGCCTCCGATAGCCTCGCCGGCTTGCTGGTAGACGCCCTCGACGTGGCGGGCGGCCATGACTGTCGCCTGCGCGCCCTTGTCGTCCGGGCGCAAGCCCTGGATAGGGTCGTTGAACTGACGGATATTCGGCATTGTTTAAACGTCCCTAGAGCGGAAGGAACGGCAGGACCGCCGCGCCTATCTTGAACAGGCTTCCCAGGAAGTCGCCGGAGCCCGCGGTCTTCGCCGCCGCGGCCATTCCCTGGTACGAGTTGGCCTCCTGCTCATAGCCCAACGCGGTGATCGCGCCTTGGTTCGCCACGAGCTGCTTTGTGAGGGAGCCTTGCTGCGCGCTGCTACGCAGGAGGTCGAGCGCGGAGCCCGATGCGGCCAGGCCTGCGCCCGCGACATCAGCTTGCTGTCCGCCGATGGTCTGGTAAATCTGGCGCTGCGCCTGCGTCTCTTGGATCGCCGTGGACTGCTTGGCGATGCCCTCGTTCTCAAGCGCAATCTGCGAGGCCTTCTGGTAGCCAGCCGCGGATTGCGTCTCACCGATGCCGCCGAAGATGTCCTTCACCGCGCCGCCTAGATCGCCGAATGTCGAACTGGATATAGGCATAGGTTAGCGGTCCTGGGTATGCACAAACGCGCCGAGAGTGCAGACGGTTCCCGGGTAGGGTCGGTCGATCTCCCAACAGAGCATACTATCGAAGGAGTAGTCGTCTTGCAAGCTGTCCTGGTGGACCGCAGAGAAGAGCGTCGTCAAGGGCAGCGGAACCCCGCCCTTGGAGCGGAGCTGCGCGACGCGCGCGGAGCTGAAGTCCGTCCCGATCTTGATGCCCTGCGTCTGCTGCAAGAGCGCGGCGTACATATGCGTGCGGCGGGTCTTGCCGAGTGCGGGGCCATTCTGCGATCCGGCTTCCTGCGGCAGGATCACGCGGAGGATTTGCCCCTGCGTGGGGTAAGTGAACCCGATAGCAACCGGAACCGTTTCGACCACGCCAGCAGCCGGCGGGAGCGCGGCTGGATATGCTGGACCGGCGGCCGGACCCAGCGTCGCTAGGCCGACAAACCCCGTAGGCGTCGTTCCGATAGGGGGGCAGGTGCCGTTGTTGAGGTAGTTCACAGAGAATATGATCTCCCCCGTGTAATCGTTCGTTATCTGCCCGCCATGGGTGAAGTTTCCAAGATTTGACCCGACAGTGAACGCGCCCGTTAGGGTGTTTATGTAGGTAGGGATAGCGTTGGCCCCGTTACCGTCCATGTAGGTGTAGCGGCCATTCCTGATACGGGTACTATTCGTAAGTTCGGACCGAGCAATCGGTACGCTCCACATAACCGCGTTAGAGTGGACATTGATCTTGATGATCCGCGTCTCTGCTGGGCCTGTAACTCCGAGGTCTTGCCACTGGACTGTACCGCCAACGGTAGGCGCGTTGTTAATGTTCGCCCCTACAAGACTGTTGAAATCGTGTCCAACATTGGAAACAATATCCCCCGCAGCGTAGGTCGTTGCGCTAGACCAGGCGGGCGGAGCGATTTCGGACACGTGCGTTATGATATTCCCATCTGTCTCATCCAGGCACACGTGGTTGAGCGACGAAATATGCGTCCAGCCATGCCCGACCGCCGACCCAAGGATCGTGGCAGTCTTGACCATAGAAGACACACCGCCAGCGATGGTAACGCGGTACAGCGCAAATCCAAGTTCTTGGGTGGGGGTAGCGTTGTTCCGCCCCCAAGCTACGACCCAAGCTACTCCGACGCCGAATACGGGAAGTCCCCTAGTAACATACGAAACCGTCTCCGCCGTCCCGTAGGTCTGGCCATCCCAGGCAATCGCATCGGTCAGGTTCGCACCAAGGTTGAGAACAGATATCTGGTTATTCGGGATCGTATTGAGTGGCGCAAGAGCTGTTGACACTAGATAGAGAACGCCGTCTACCTTGAGCGTGTCCATATCCGAAGGAGCGGCCCAAGTCGTAAGGGTTGTTGAGAACTGAAACCCGCTAGTCGCGAGACCAAACTTAGTGAGAAGGTTTCCCGTAATCGGGTCAACCTTGTTTAGCGTTCCAGAGTTTATGCTCAGTTGCGCCGTATACAGGAACCCGTCCTCACCGAACTTGAACCCGGTAGCGAAGCTGTACGCAGTCGGAGCGATAACTGGCGTCAACGCTGAGAACGTCGTTATGTCAGAGATAACGTAGGTATCCGTTCGGTCGTCTACGGAACAGACCCTATTCTGGTCCCAGTCTACTTCAAAGCCGCCATTGAAGTCTGTAGCGAGCGTCGAAATACTAATCTGCTGCATCCCCGTCAGGGTAGGCGCGTTGGCCAATCCGGGAGGCGTGGTCGTGATCGCGATGCCGAGCCCGTGGAAGTTGGTCGCGCTGTTTAAACCTGCAAGCCACGCGGACGTGAGGAGCGGGATCGTCGTGCTGTCAATCGGGATGTCCAGGTGGCCGTCAGACGCAACCGTGAGCGTCCCGCAGTCGATCCCCGCGGCGAACACGTCCACGTTCTTCCCCGCGAGGTAGTGGAGGCTGTAGAGGCGGATGACCTTTGGCGGCCCCGTGATGATCTCCGCCATGCTGGGAGCTTCGGCGAAGTCTACGAACTGCGCGTCACCGATGGTCCAGTCCACGTCGAAGAGGTCCGTGACCAGGTTGACCCAGCGGTGCGTCCCGTCGCTGACCACGATGGACAGGGCGTCCAGCGAGCCGTCGTAGTTCGGCCCTGCCTGGATGCTCTCGACCGTGTAGCCGCCGCCCAGGTCGTGATGCGCCCAGCCGGAGAACACGGGCGGGTCGCTGGCGTATGGGCTCTCGCGCTTGTATGTGCAGGAGATGAGCGCGTTGTCCGCCGTCCTGGCCCAAATGGTCGGGACCTTCTCAGCCTGATAGGCCAGCTCCACGATGCCCTTCTGCGTCAGGTGCTTGCCGGTCAGCGCGATGTTGTGCGCGGAGAGGCCGCGGAAGTCGGTCGTGATGTACTCCAGCAGCTTCTTCTGAAACCGCTGGACGAAGCTGATCGTGATGCCCGTGCGCTTGGCCGGGACGTTCGCGCAGCCGTAGTTGGTCCTGCGGTGCGCCTGGATGGACGTGGGGGTCAGCGGGTCGTTCTGCGCCGAGGCCGCGACGAGCCATTCGCCGGCCTGCGTCCCGCAGACGATGCCCTGCCCGTCCGGTTCCATCCAGTAGATTTGGTTCACGTCCTTCGCATTGAAGACCGCGGCGATAGCATTGTTGTCGGCGACCGTCCCGTCCACCGCGGTCGGCGAGAAGTTGAAGAAGTCGTTCGAGACGCTGCCGTCCAGGCGGTTGCCGATCACGCCCGCCAGCCATAGCCGGCCCTCGTGGTAGGTGCCGCAGCTTGGGTAGCCGGTCTTCTGGCTGAACAGCCCGAGCCTCCAGGTCGTGCAGGCCGTCGTCCGGAGGATGGGCGCTTGCAGCGTCGCCGTGACGTGCGTGGTATCCGTGAAGGCGGTGATGATCGCCCAGGTCCAGGCTGCGGCGGAGGACGAGACGCCCCAGTTGACCACATCGCTGTCCGGGGTATTGCCCGTGTTCGCCTTGAGGGCCTGGTAGTAGCCGCCGTTGTAGGCGACCTGGTTCCCAACGGCATAGGCCGTCCCGACCGCCCACGCCGCGGGCTCACTGAAGAGCCGCACCAGCCGGCCCACGTCCGTCGCCGCAAAGACCGTAGAGCCGCCGGCCAGGGTAAGGGTCACGCTGCCCGACAGACCCGAGCTGGTGATCGTGGTCCCGTCCTTCGGCGGGTCCAGGTACGGGCCGTCCTTGAAGACGCCCGCGCCGAAGGTGAACACCGCGAAGCTAGAGCCTTGCTCCGGCGAAGTGCTGATGACCGCTTGGGGCGGGTACTTATTGTGGAGGAGCAGGAGGTCCGTCTGGTCCTGGACTTGGTTGATCGCCGGGAGGTCAGTTTCCCCATAGGGGGTCACGAAGTCCGAGATGCGGTTGACGATCAGGTCCGAGCTGCCAAGCACCATAGCCGTGCCGTCGATGGTCACTCCAGTCACCGCGTCGGCTACGCTGAAGTGCTTGGTATCAACGACCGTGATCTCCAGTTGCCGGCCGAGGAGCGCGGCGATGGTGCTGTTGACTTCCCCGGGGTTAATCCGGACCGTCACTTCGTCGCCGGTGCTCCAGCCGTGTGCGACCGGGACGCCGACAACTGCGGGATTGGCCGTCGAAACTGATGAGACCACTTGGGCTCCCACCGCATCTACGACGATGCCCGCGCCCGCCAGGAAGCGCATGTGGCCGGCCGTAAGCTCCAGGTTGTACGGGTGGCTCTGCTGGAAGTCAAAGGCCCGCAGCACGGCCTTGGCCCCCTTGCGCGTCGGGCCGATGAGGCGCGTTCCCGGGCGGCGGGCGGCCGACCCCTCTTCCAGCGGAAGCGCGTTCCGGCAGACGTTCATCCCCGTGCGGTAGCGCGGGTCGTCCATGCGGCCCTGGATCAGCGGGCTGAACTCCCCGCCGAGGAAACTGGTCTGGATATAGCTGGCGTCGCCCATCGTTTAAATCCGGCACACGATATAGTCGTCAAGCGGGCTCTCGACGGGGCCGACCTCGATGCCGTTGACCTCGCGCGCCTCGTTCATGAAGAGCTTATACTGGCTCCCGATGGTCTGCAACTTCTCCGCGCTCTGCGTCACCTCTTCGCAGATTTCCAGGCCGATGCGGGCGGCCAGGCCTTCGCAGAACATCGGGTCCATTTGCGGGACGCGCGTCACGCTCGCGGCGAAGCGCAGGACGATCAGGGTGTCCGTCTGACTGACGATCATCCCGTTCTCATAAGCCCAGTCGTCCGGGGCCGAGCCGTGCGGTGCGCCGAGGTACGAGATGTTCCCCTGTTTTGGGTCCTGCGGCGCTTCGCGCAGGAACGCGTTCGGCAGCACGAAGATATTGCGCGTGTCGCTGTTGGAGACCGGGCCGGCCCCGATGGGGTAGAGGAGCGATAGGACCCCGCTGGCGGCCCCGAGGGAAAGCCAATTGGCGGTGGGCGGCACGTCGCTGTTGTTGCTCACAAGGGAGCGGTAGACGACGCCCGCGGAGAGGACAAGCTCGCCGCTGTAGTAGGCCACGTCGCTCTGCGTACCGCCGCTGTTCAGGACGAAGGCCCGGATCGTCAACGGGCCGGCGTAGACCTCCCACGGGGACGCGTCCAGTCCTGGCGTCTGGCCGACGTTGCCGGCTTGCTGGCTCTCGTAGTAGACGCCGCTGTAGGAGACAACCGCGCCCGCAGCGTAGGTCGTGCCTGCCGCGTAGGCCAGAGGCACAAGCTCCGTCGTGGTCGTATCGACGGGCCGGAGGGCGGCCTTGCGGATCGCGAAGACCCACACGTTGCGCCGCAGCTCAGCCTCGCGCAGCTTGTCGTAGCAGAAGGAGACTGCCGAGGCGTTCACGCTGTCGTCAGCGAACGTGGCGATCCGCTTGCCCCCGACGTGCTGGAGCGCGCGATTGGCGATGTCGATGGAGGTCTGGTATCGGGACAAGGCCGAGGCTCCTTCAGGAAGCCGGCCCTATTCCTTGGGGACGCGGCAGATGATCGCGTAGACCGCCGTCAGCGTGCCGACGACGAGCTTGTACTGACCAGGAGGCAGATCATAGAGCTGCGTACCCGCTGCCGTCAAGGCCGTTGAACTCGACGCGCATGGGATGAACGTCGCGCCGTCCGGGCCGAGCTGGCTCAGGGTGACGGTTCCGCCAGACCCGGTAGCCGCGACGCTCAGTTGGTACGTGCCGCCGTGCAACTCAAACTGGGCGGACGTGCCAGGCGCAGCGTTCGCGAAGATGTTGACCGCTTCTTGGGAGCGCATGTTTAAACGCTCCTTACAGCGGGATCGACTGGCTGTTGTTGCTGTCCGAGAGGAAGCGCCAGATGCGCTCAAGCGCCTCCAGGATTTCCAGCTTGGTCCAGCCGGCCGCGAGGTCGATGCGGACTTCGATGTCGTTCGCGGTCGTGGGCGCAGCAACGCCCTCCGTGACGGCGATAGGGCCGCCCTCATCAAGGCCCGTGCGGGCGATCTGGAACGAGGCGGAAGCCATTTTAGTCTCCGGTCTCAGCGCCGCAATAGCGCGGAGTGTTGATGTTACGCTGCCGACAGTATGCCCCCTGGCGGACCAGAGCGCAAGTGCCTTAGATCGTAGTGGTGAGAAACGTGTTGAAGTCCGTGAGCGCGGTCTTGGCCGCGGCGGTCTCCGACACGAGCGAAGTCAGGGCAGTCACAAGGGACTGGATCGTTGCGAGGAGTGTCATCGTCTACCCTTTCGGAAGGCTCGACGCCTGCACGTCCTGGATGGCCTGGCGCAGCGCGAAGAGCAGGACGTTCTGCGAGGTGACTACCGCATCGTCATACGCGACTGACACGTGCGAGGCTTGAGCGATGCCCTTACCCCGGCTCCGAACGGTGATGTCGCCGTTCTTGAGCTTCGTTCCAATCTCGATGTTGATGTACTGGATCGTCACGATAGTTCCTTTAAACAGAGCGGGCCGGCCCCAGGAGGACACCACCAGGGCCGGCCCAAGCACCACCCCAGGTGCTGTTAGTCCACGTACTGGACGGCGACGCCAAGGCGTCCACCGCCGGTCGTGATAGCGGTCGTGTGAACCGTCGCAACGATGTCCAGGTAGCCACCTGGATCGGAGGCGAGGCCGAGGGCCTGCCAAAGCGGCTGGTTCACCAGCGACAGGTTGTTCGCGCCGGCCGTGGCCTGGTTCTGGAACACCTCGTCCACGGACAGGACCGCGGCGGCGACACTCACGTCGTTCGCGAAGAAGTTGACGCCAGTCGTCGGGACCACGAGGCCTTGATTGGCCGGAGCAGTGCCGTCGATGGTGCTGTCGGAGTAGTAGACCCCGATCTGGACCGCGCCAGCGCCTTGCGCTTCCGAGGTGAGGAAGACGTGCTTCACCTTGGAGTTGGAAGGGATGCGGGCCAGGCGATAGGTCGAGCCCGCGGCGTCAGCCGCGACGGTGGTGACGAAGCCGCCAACCTCGCGGATGTAGCCCGGACTTCCCTCGCCCGTAGTGTTCGGGATCGCCGGGATCGTGTCCAGGTTCGTGATCGGGACGGACTTTAGAGCGGAAGTACCCATGATGTTTCTCCTTAACGACGACCGGAAGAGAGATCGAGGCTGGCGTTTAAACCAGCCTCATGCGATCCCTTACGGGTTGATGTCGGCTCCCGTGGTGTCGGCGCAGAGGACTTGGACAATCCGACCCGCTTCCAGCCGCGTCGCGCCGTATGACGTGCTGGTGTAGAGGTCGTAGGGTTCGCCGGACAGGTCGTTCCGGATCGACACGCGGTTGGTACTGTCCTTCCACATGCCGAGGTACATGCCGGACTTGACGCCCGCGATGCACTGACGCTTGTTGCCGGTGACGGTCAGGCGCTCAGAGACCACGATATCGAAGCCCAGGAAGCGGGTGACGGACCCATCGACCAGCACAGGCTTGTCGTTGAACTCCGTCGAGACGACCTGAACTTGGCCCAGGAGGTCAGCTTCTTGCTGCGACCCGATGACCAGGAACATAGCCTCGCCCATCTTGTCTTCCAGGTCCACGTGGTTGTGGCGGAAGATGCGCTTGGTCTCGATCAGCTTGGCGACCGTCAGGCCGCTTGAAGCCGTGGACTTGAAGGTGTCCGACACCGAATACTTCGTGGTGTCGAAGTTCTCGCCCGACAGGCCGCCGGCATCCTGGCCGATTTGGGCCGTGGCGAAGGCGGCTGCGATGATGCAGTCGTCCCAGGCGCGACCAACGGCGTTCGCCGCGCCAGTCGTGTACTGGCTCTTCGGGTCCACGATGGTCTTCAGCTCATCGAAGCTGTCGATCAGTTGGTCGATCTCGCCGTCCTGCGGGAACACCCAGCGACGCTGGAAGTCAGGGTCGGTGCGGTTCTTGGGGGCGAAGCGACCAGCCGGAGCCTTGAGCTGGACCGGGCTGATGTAGTTGGTCGGAGAAGCTTGCTTGCCAACATGGAAGCCCTCGCGGACCTTGCCGCGCAGCTTGGAGCCCATTTGTTGCAGGCGCAGCTCCAGGTTGGTGCTGAACTGCGTGGTCCAGAGTTTGAAAAGGTTCTCGGACATGGCGTAAGCCAAGCCTCCGTTTAAACTGGAGTTGCTCAGCTTATCCGCACAATGCGGGGCCGTGAATTGTTAGGAGCCGTGCGGTACGATTACCTACCCGCCGTTGTCGCCCTCCCTGCTCGCGCCTCCCCTCGCGGGGTGCTTATTAGGCCGGGGAGCGGCTCCGAGTTCTCAAAGATACCACAGAATTTACGGGTGTCAACTACCCGGGCGCTGCTTGTCGGCGACCTGCCGCGCCAGCTCGTCAACCTGGTCCTGCCAAGCCTTGGAGTAGTGCCCGTCCACAGGCCCTTTGGCCTTCATCGCCGCGAGCTGCGCGGCCGGATCATTCGCCGCAGGCGTTCCACCGCCGGCCATGCCAAGCGCGTTCGACGCCGACATGATGCCGCTCGTTTGCGGAAGCACCTTGAGGATGCTGTCCCATATAGAGCTGGACGCGGACTTGGGGGCGGGCATGTTTAAACTCCTTACCTGCCAGAGCTTTCGTAGGTGTCGTCGCCCACGATCAGCGTGAGGAGAGAAGTCATCTCGCGGTTGGCCGCAGCGTCCCCGTTCATGTACTTCTCAGTCCAGACCTTATCGGCCATCAGCTCCGCCTTGCGGGCCGTGGCCTGCTCGCGGGTCATGATGCCGTCGCGGGTCATGCCGTTGCCTTGGATGAACTTGGCTTCGCCGCTGATCTCGCCGACCTTGCGGAGGGCTTCCATCGTCTTCGCGTAGCCAACGACGCCTTCCAGGGCATCGACCGCAGCCGCGTCCAGGCCCAGCTTTTCCGCGCCCTTACGAGCGAGGTACTTATTGGCCTCCTGGTTCGCGCCCCAATTGGCCTCAAGCGTCTTGTGCTCTTCGGCCAGCTTGGCGGTCTTCTCCGCCGCAGCGGCAGCGCCGACGCTATCCTGGTGCTTCAGGTAGTCCGCCAGGAGCGACGGGGCGGCGTCCTTCGGCAGGTGCAGCTTGGCGGCTTGCTCCCGGAAGAACTGCACCAGGCCCGGATCGACCTCGGCATCGCCGACCTTGACCGACGAGAAGTCGTACTCCTTGGCGTCCTTCGGGGCACCCAGGCGACCGTACACGTCGTTCCAGCCGGCCTCGTCGTCCGCGGTGGCGGGCAGCTTGATGATGCGGTCGGCAGGAGCGCCGATGTACTTCTCGGCCTCGCGGTGGGCCTGGATCGCGGCGAGCGCGGCTTCGTTGGCCGGCTTGTCGTGCCAGCCCTTGGTCTGGATGTGGCCGACCAGCTCGGCGTCAGCGCCGTCGTACCAGGGCTTCGTGCCGGTAGGCGGAGCGGTAGGGTCAACGATAGGGGGAGTACCGGGGGCTTCGGACATTAGTCTAATCCTTATCAGCTAGGTGGGGATTGAAGTTATGTCCGGTGAGCAGCGCGTATAGCTGCTCGTCAGACAGGTTAATGTGGTTGGCTATTCTCAACCACACCTCGCGTCGTCCTTCCAGGATCGACGTAAGAACTGCGTCATTCGGGATAACGCATGTCTCGTTGGCTCGGCAGAACTTCGCCAGGTCTATCAGCACGTTCTGCCCGTTGACAGATTGTTTAAACGTGAGCTGGTAGTCCTTCCTGCGCCGCCGAAGGAAGTTCATCGTGTCCCGCATCGCCCCCATCAGGCTTCATCCCGGTGGGACTGGTCAGCGATGAGGAGCTGTTGCGTCTGGCGGGCGCGCTGCTCAATGAGCGCGTCCTCGAATGTCCGGAGCCTCGGGTTGGGGACGGTGAGACGCCAGGGCGGCACCAGGCGGAACTCCTGGATCACTTCAGACGTTGTGGTCCCGTCTTCAGGATCATTGGTCAGCCCGCCGACGTGGGTCGGGCGAGCGGTCTCGGAATAGCGACGGACGATGCCCGTCTCCGTGTCGAGGGAAACAAATGTCCTCACATCCATTATCCTTGCGGGGGTTGGCCTTGGCCTGGTTGTTGCACAGGCTGCGGCGGAAGTCCAGCCGCGGCCTGCTTGGCGTGCGCGCTCATCAACGCGGCCTGCGCCGGGGCGGCCTGGATTTGCTGCTGCGCCTGCTGCGCCTGCTGGCGGGCCTGCCGCTTGGCCTGGACCGCCTTCGGATCAGCCATCCAGCTCTCCGGCACGGACTGGATATAGGCGATGTCCGGGATCGCGGTGTCGAAGTCGAACGCGTCCATGATGCTCGGGTCTTGTGTGACGTTGACGATGTTCGTCGCCGTCTCGACCACGCGCATGAAGCCGGCGGCCTCTTGAGCACGCGCCGCGCGCGCCATGGGGCTCGTGTAGTTGACGTGGTACTCGCCGCGCGCCTCACGCAGGATGTTCGGCATCGGCGGCAGGAGGTTCATTTCCGCCGCGAGGTTCAGCTCGCGTTCGATCATCGGGCCGAGGTACTCATCTCCCTGCCGGCCGACGACGGGCGCGATGAGGATGCCCTTCTCGTTCACGCGCTCGATGACTTCGGTCGCGGACATCTGCGGGCTCTCGGCCAGGATTTGGAAGAGCGACACCAGGAACATATCGTTGATGAGGGACTTCTCCTCATCCATCATTTCCTTCGTGACCTGGATCGACCCGGTAGGCAGGACGCCGACCAGCGGCTTGCCGTCGATGGACATGCCGCCCTTGTTCATCGCCCCGGGCTTCAGGCTCACGTCGATCAGGCCGTCGTCGGCAGTCAGGAGCACGGGGTCGCCTGCGCGGTGGCCCTGCTTCAGGAAGGTACGCTTCTCGGCGTTCAGGGTCTTGAGCGAGGGGAGGACCATCATAGCGGGCGAGCGACCATACGTCTCCTGCGGAGCCTGGTCGTAGCGCGACGCGGCGAGCGGGAAGGTGTGATAGCCGCCGCGGTCCATGACGCACTGGCCCTGGATGCAGACGTAGTAGCTGGAGAAGGCCATGCCCGCCGGACCTAGCGCCCGGTGGCGGTAATCCTTGTTGGCCTGGACGACGTGCAGGAAGTCGAAGAGCCCCTGGCTTTGGTTCTCCAGGGACGGCAATAGGTTCTCCGGGAGCCGGTCTCGACCCCACTTCTTGGCGGCTTGGAGCGCCGTCAGCCGGAACCAACGGACGAAGCCGTCCACCATGCCCTGGTGGTTCTCCAGGAGGAACAGCTCGCCCAGCGGGATCGCCTTGTAGCGGAAGCCCTGGAGCAGGTTGCCGGCCTGGTCCACGGCCTGGTCGATGAACATGCCGCCAGTGCCGAACGCGCCGAGGCTCTGATACTGCTGTTGGTTCTGCGAGGAGAAGTTCGCAGTCGGGGCATAGCGCAGTTTAAACAGCGTCTTGGTCGCTTGCTCGTACCAGAGGCGGGCCTGCCGGTCCTTCATGATGTCGTCGTTGTCGGACTTGAGCCCGTGCCAGACCATGTTCCGCGGCGTGAGCAGGCTGTCCAGGATCGCGGCGAAGCGGTGCAGGGCGACCATGCCCGTGCTGTCAACTTGCTGCTCGGACTTCTTCTGGCCCGGCCAGTTGAAGTTCCCGTAGAAGAAGGTGTTCCGCGAGGTCGGCAGGATCAGCGCCGCAACCTCTTCCCACTGACCGGCGAAGACGTTCCGCCAGGTCTGGAGCTGGGAGAAGAGCTGCATGGTCTCCGCGACGAGAGCTTGGTCCGCGTCGGGCATGGAGGTGGATTTAGTATCAGCCATTTGGGTTCCCCGGGGTTCCGAAGAGCGTGCTGAACGCGCCCAGCATGGAGCCGTACTGCGCGGGCTTCTCTTGTGTGCCGGCGAGGAGCTTCTTCTTGCGCTCCTCCTCTTGCTGGCTGAGTTGGTCCTGAAGGTTGTTGCCGAGACCCGCGAGCCCAAGAGACATGGACGCGTTGACCGCAACTCCCTTCGGGCTCTGCGGCTGGGCGGACGCCAGGGCTGTCATGGCCGTCAGGGGCATTAGGACTTCTGGCCCCGGTCCGCCCGGATGCACACGGCCTCGACGCTCTGAACCTTCGGGCTCGCGTTGGCGCGGAGCACCGCAGCGTCCCGCGCCGCCAGGCAGGCGGTCGGCGTGTCGAAGGTGGCGCTGATCGCCTCGGGCGGGTGCTCGGTCGAGCTGTAGAAGAAGACCGCGACTACCAGGATGAAGAGCATCGTTTAAACTCCCAAAGCGGCTCCCGCCATGCCGTGGGACCACCACGGCTCG